AGCAGATTGTCGTCCACCACCGATGACGCAATGCCCAAATAGTCTTTCAATTGCACGGAAGTTGCATATGCCATATTACTTGACCGCCTTTACTTTCGCACTGGCTTTATTGCCAACAATCTTGATGGCTGGCTCACTCTCAATCAAAGCGACATAACCAGCCCTGAGAAATGCATCCACCGCTTCATCTGGCAACTCCGCAACTCCAGGCTCAAACTCAACCGCTTTATGGTCGATCTCAAGTCGGAACGGAACTAATATTTTTACTGTTTTCATATTCGCCTACTTTCGCGGGGTCTTGGTGGGGAGCATGAACTCCCCACCTTCTTTTCCCCCGCTTATCAGAGGATTATCGCCTGAGTTGCGGCGGTCTTCGGGAACGTACCCGAACCTTCGTACAATACAGCGATTGCTCCAACTACCGAGGCGGCAGTGCCGCAAGCGGCAACCGCCTTCTGGAATGGCTTTGCAGGATTGACTGGAATGTCAATCGCGTAAACCTTGCTCCCACCAGATGCAGCTAAAACCTGCACTAAAGCAGCTCCAGTTACATCGGCGGCACCACTCATGCCAGTCGCGGCAGCCTCCTGCACCTGATAATCAAAAGTGCCAGTTGCTGTCATCGCGCCAACATTGATAATGTGACAGACGCGGTCAAAGCCGGTGCAGTCAATCTCAGTTTCGGTCAACGCCGTAGCCGAAGATACCGGCGCAACCGATTGAACAATTTTCATTCTTCCTAATAGGTTCATCTCTCAGTTCCTTTCAGGATTATGCGTGTTGTGTCAGGTATTTGAACGCGAGGGTCTGAAGCACAGCGCCGCCGAAGCGCTGCTTAACGAACAAGCCGACCTGCCCATTAGCCTGGTACAAGTAGGGGTTGCGGCTCAAAGTTACACCAGCGCGCTCGGCGAAGGCGTACATTGAGAAGTCTCCAAAGACGACAGACTTGCCACTGGCAGCGACGGCGTCCATGTCGGGAGCGATATAAGCGGGATAACCCATAAAATCACCACCCGCCGGGGTGTTGATGAATTGGAATGCGTTACCAGTCAATCCTTGCAGATAGAACTTGGTAGCGCCCCTCATTAGGAAGCCGGAGCTTGAATTGTGATAGGGTGATTCCACCGTGCCCATTACCTGGATCAACTCCGCAGCAGTGATGGCGGTCGCACCGGCGGTTGTAATGCCCGAAGCGGTTGCTCCGGCAACGATACCTTCCGGCATGCCAGTACCAGTGCCGATAGCGCAGTAGTAGTTTTCAGACGCAGCCGAAGCACGCGCCACAACAGAGGAGATGTAAGCCTCCAAACCAACAGCGTCACCATCCAGCATTTCTTCCGAGACTTTGATCATCTTGGTAAATTTGTGGATAGTCAGCGCGACTTGCCCAAACACCGGCTCGTCCTCATCGTAGGCAGCTTCTTCAGCGGTTACCACCAGTTTAGTGCCAGCGGTAGCTTCAGTTGGTACCAGGATGCGATCGTGTTGAGTCACAAATCTGGTGACCGGTGCTTTGCGGATAAACGAGAGTTCCTGTCTCTGTTCTACAATGCGGTTGTAGAAGTCATCGGGAACGGCATACCCGCCTTCGTTATCGGTCTGTCCCTGCCACGCGCCCTTGACGCCTAAGTCCAAGTCGTTGCCTTTGAAGCCGCGAGGGTTATCGCCCTGCGCCCAAGCCAGCATTGCCTTGATAAAACTCGGCGATTCCTTCGCTGATTTTACAGTAGGAACGCCTTTGACCTGACCCGGTGCGGCTTTTAGCTCTTCGAGCAGGGATTTCTTCATAGATTCAAATTCTGCTTTGATATCCACTTTAGGCTCTTCAACTTCAGGTTGTTCAGCCTTTACTTCTTCGACGATTTTCTCTTTTTCGTCCATTGTATTTTCCTCCATCGGAATTTGTGAAATTGTTAGATTAGTTTTGGCTTCGATCTCGTCCTCAACCGCATCCACTGTCACAATGACCTCTGGGATTGCCTCCGTGATAGACTCGGACTTCGCCTCGATAACGGCAAAATCGTTTGCCGGTTTTCGCCATTCGTTAGTATCAAATAATGCCAGTTCGCCAACAGGCCACACATCAATTAACCCGCCCGCGCTTTTGCGTACCAGGTGATTGACTGCGCCGGAAGACGCTCGTAAAACCTCTGTGCCTGCGTCGATCAGTCGCTTTGCCAGCGGCTCACTTTCGTCCAGCATCGGCTCAAACCAATGCCCGCGCGCGTCCCTGCCTGTATAAACAGCGCGCCCGATAAGAGCCGGTTTTTCCTGCTTCTTTCCCGGTTCGTCCGGGTCAAAGCCGTGATAATAAGACAAATTGACCTGGTCGCCAATCTTCAGCCAAATGTCCGTGTCTTCGACGAAAGCCTCGCCGTCCGCGTCACGCCCTTTTATGTGCCCGCCATAAGGCACACCTAAAACGCGCCAGCCTGGATTCGTGTACTCCCCGTCTGCCTTCAGTCGCTTTTCGGCGCTTACTTCCAACGGCTCTGTAAGAGGATCGGGCACTTGTATTTTGATTGCTAATTTATCCCCAGCTTGCGATTCTTTATCCAACATTCTTCACCTCTTGATTCAATGCGTTTGTAATATTCTTGATGATTTTGGGCTTGTTCACTTGCAGCGCGCCCTTTTCTGTTATCCACCCGCTCCATTTATGGCGCGTCACCTGGCTGTCCCAGCCCTGCACCAGATCGTTATAATCCACCATGTTATTTGTGACAGTAGATGTAAAGCCATCCATGCTGCTGCTCACCGCCCAACTGTTCCCTAACTTACGGGTGCGTCTATACGGCACGCTGATTTCGCCGCTTTTCAGTTTGGCAAAGAAACCGCGCCTCATTTTTGCGTCGGTCTTCAAAAATGGATTAGGCGAGTAGACTTTTTGCGGATATTTCCGCACATAACGTTGCACCAACACGCCCTGCTGACTTATTACCGACCGCACCTTATTGAACTTTGCCAACGTGTCCAACTTTGCAACCAATTCTTCCGCGCCTTCGACTGTGATCGTGAATGCCATTAGGGTTGCTCCTTCGGGAACTCCCAGCCAACTCCACATCTGCATCTTGGATGCGCCGGTGGGTATTCGTTGTTGGTTATTGGCTTGTTTTCTCGCCGCTTGCAAATAGGGCAAGTCTTGTCGTCTTCCGCAGTCAGCCAGATCGGAACCATCTTCTGCCCTGTCTCGCGCTCCAATTGCTCCACATAAGCCCGCTCCCCTTCAACCACCGCCCTGGTGGTCTCAGTTACGGCTATCATCTCAGCCCGGACAGGCGAGTAAAGCGGCTGCAATCGCTGACTGATCTCGCGGATTGTCAAGCCTTCTTCGTAACCCTGCCCAATAACTTCACCAACTTGACGCGTGCCGCTTAGCATTTCGGCAGTTATATCCTGCCTGCCTCGCCACATCCCACGTAGTACTTCCTCAGTGTGCGACCGCGCCCAATTCACAGCCTGATGATTGATGTTGTCCAGGCTAATGCCAATCCCGACATTCATCATTATGTTCGTAGCTTGCGTTAGATAAACGTCTAACAGTACCGGCTCCACGTCACGCTGAATAGACCGCCAACCGCTCTGCCAATACTCAGGCGGGATGTTCTCCAATCGCGGCGGATCCCCAAGATAATCAAGCAATCTGCCTAACTCCGAGTGCATATCGCGTCCCAACACCCGCGCTAATCTGCGCTCAATCTCGTAGCGGTTTAGCACGCTCATTACGGATATCCTCGCCATGCGATAACCGATTCGAAAATATGCTTCACGTCCTCGTCCGATTTCGCGCCTTCCAATGCGCCACTGATCGCCCCATGCAAACTTGGCTCAATAACGCTCGTTTCAAACTCGCGTAAGTCTTTGCCTTCCTTGACGCGCTTTTCTGCGAACTTCTGCCACTTGCGCAGCTCGTCAACCTGCGGAGTAACGCCGCTATCTATGCGCTCGTCCAATTGCGCTTGATGCGACTCCAACATCGCACTTTGATCTTCAGTCAGCTCATACCCTGCCAGCTCAAGCGCCACTTCAATCGGCAGACCGGCGGTCGTGAGTTTATTCAGCAGCTCGGCGCGGTCTGATTCGTCTTCCTGGAAGATGTCCATCTCGTTGAACCGGAACTCAATCCGCAGCCCATCGCGCGCAAGTAACTGCTCATTCAAAGCGTCTTCAAATATCCGCGCTCTCGGCTTGATCGTGTCTTCGTAGAATGAAAGCCGATCTTCTGCAGCGGTTGCATAGTTGGCTGCCTCACTGTCAAGTAAGGTCTGCTTGATTCCGAATGCCATTGCGATATTGTCTTTGGCGATTTTATCCAACTCTGGGAATGCCAGGTCTTTCAATGGCGGAGTAAGAGTGGCCGGCGTGATAGACTTGGCCCGCACGCCAAACACCCTGAACGCGTTTTTGATTGCCGTAGCAGACCGCCTGAACCAGTTTTGAATCCGCTCAATTTCCTGCCTGTCGGTGGAGTCAATACCCAACAGCGTGACCGGCATCGCCCCGCCCTCAAAATACATCTCAGGGAACTTGCTTATTGCATAAAGCAATTTTGCGTCAACATTCGACGCCTTGCCAGCGCCGATACCGGGATCCGTGTCTTGAGTTGGATCAAACTCGCGAATGTAAAGCATTTCAAATTTGCCGGCTTCAGGTTCATTGCTCCACATTGACCCGCTTGAGTTCTGCTTGAACTCGTAAACGCCGCGATCGTATTTGACCGTCATGTCAAACGGGTTGCGGTACCTTACGTCCTTGCGAAAGCCGGACTCGTTCATGACAATCTCGCCAAACGCTGCGCCGGATAAAAGGTTGGACGCCTCCCACTGCCAAATCAGGTTGCCCAGCTTGGTCGGGTAAGGCCACGCAACCTCTTTTTCTTTTTCTTTTCCTGTTTCTTTTTCTTTGCCCTTCATAATCGCAACCGGCACGCTCGCAAGCGCGTCACAGCGCAACTGCACCGCCCTGAATAACAGCGGCACCTTCTTGTAAAGCGTATCAACTGAATCAGGAACGCCGTCCGATGTAAGCATGTCAACCCAGCCGGGCACGTTAGTTATCGTCTTATAAGTTTCTGCCATTCTCACCGTCCCTAATCCATCCAAAGTATTACTCCAGAACCGCTTACTCCGTGCCATGCAATCGCAAGGCTCATTACGCAGTCGTCATGCATTCCATCCGGCGCACTGTAACTGAAACTTCCGCTTGCATTGCGCTTACTCTCAAATGACAGCAGCTCGCCAACCAGCACGGGCTCGTCTAAGACCAAAATCTGCCCATTTTCGAAGGCTGACTGCAAACTTTGTATAATTCCTTGCTTAGTCGCTGAAGTCGTTGTAAATGGCACGATATTCAAATCCCTGCTGACTAATTCATCAATAACAGGCCTGCCAATCGAGTTGCTTTCTACTACCATAGAGGACAGGTGATAGCGCTGGTAGACGCTCTCAAGCCGGTCAATCAAAACGGGATAATCCACCCGATTGAAGCGATCCATATAGACCATCTCTTTTGACTCCGCATCCAGCACCGTCACGACCGTAAAGTCAACGCTTGCCGCCACATCCACGCCTGCAACGTACTGCCTGCCAGCTTGCGGCTCTTGCGGAGTAAGGATCGCCGCTTCTTGCACCCGCCTGAATACACCGCCGGCATCATCTACGAATTGCCCAAGTATTTCCTGCTCAAACATCTTCGTTGGCATTGATTGAAACAGCTTCTCAATCTCATCAAACGGAATGTCAGGATTCTCGTAAGGATGCGGCTCACGCACTAATCCTTTGTCGGTTATTTTTACGCCCAGAGTTGGCACTTGCCACGCCATGCTGTTTGGATCATCCGCCGCCTTGACATGTTCTTCCCAATACCAGTTACGCCCATTAGGTGTGCCAATTGCCCAAGACCACCCGCCAGTGTCGATCAACATCGGTCTCAACACTTGATTCCAGGCTTTTTTATCAATATACGCGGCTTCATCCATTACAACACCATCTGCTGTGTGCCCTCGCACATTGTCGGCTTTATCTAAACTCCGGTACATAATCTTGCCGTTATTCGGGAATGCAGCCTCCATACGTGATTGATTGAAGTCCGCAATGCCAACAGCCGCCTTCTGCGTTTCGTCAAAGCCAATCCGCACTTGGTCGTAGGTTGGCGCGCCCCAAATAATGGTCTTGCCCTGCGCCGCGCTCTCAACCGCAATCGCCATTGTCAAAGTCGTTTTCCGCCAGCGTCTACCGGCTGATAGCCAGTTGAATCGCTTCGCTTCTTTCCGAACCAGTATTTGTCCAGGATGCGGATAAGGCAATCGGATGCGCTCATTCATCCCCGCGCCAGTCATTCACGTACTCAATCTGCAACTTGCCCCCGTCCGCCCCCGTCACCTCTTGCCGCTCAACGTAGCCGCGAGTTTTGCCCTTTGTAGACAGTTGATACTTTATCGCCCACGGCATACCCTTAAGCACGGAATCTCGCAATTTTGTAACAGCGATATCCGTCACTTCTTCGTCGTAGTATTCCTTTATTTCTGCGATATCTGGATATTTTTTGATGTAGTCGTAGATAGCAGTATGCGAGCAATCGAGACTTGATGCGGCGAGATAGACCGCACCTTTTGTTTTGTGCAGTGCGTCAACAACCATCTTTTTTGTCAAACGCCTATGCCCCATATAAAGTTAGTAAACCCCGCGCAGCATCACGCGCCGCCAAATACGGCTTCCCTATTGAAAATTCAACAGCAGGGTTGCCCCCACGCTGTTTTATTCCAACCCACGATTCAGTCATTCCCCCCAACGCAGTCTTCCAACAAACTTCCTTTTTTGTTTCTTCAGAAAACTTTGAAAATATAACTAACTCCGCATCATCCAGAAATGGAGACATTAGTTCATCCCAAGATTCAACGCAAACCTTTACAGGAAAACTCGCGCCACCCTCGAGAATGTTTACAAGCGGTGCTCCTTCATCTCGATAATGCTTAATCCAATAACGCTCTCGCTCTTCCCATTGTTCGCTAGTTGTTTCTTCCAGAATAATAAGATTAGGTTTTAGACCGCGCTCTGTCAATTTGTGAATCCACGCAGTTTTATGAGGGTTTGTGCTTTTATCTTTGAGGTGATAGCGATATCTAACTTTCGGATTATTAGATTTGCCGACATAGCGCATCTCGCCAGTTTCAGGGTCTGTCAGTCCGTAGATAAAAGTTTTCACTATCTTATTTCCGTTTCTTCCGCCATTACCACCTTAACCAGGCTTTTCAGCCAGCCCATCATCGTTTGCACCTGCGGTAAGCAGTACTCCGGAACGTTCAGCACAATGTTGTACGTCCCGTCTGCCATTGACTTGACTTGCCGCATCTCTGCCTCAAACTCGACTGCTACCGGCTCTGCCAGATTACCCTCGCATCTCTGCTTCGTGCAGCTCGCCCTCAAGCTCGTCCACCCGCTCGCGCAAGGCAGCCAGCTCCGCCTTGACCGCCATCAGATCCGCCAGAAGAAGTGAGTACGGGGTGTTCGGCGGCGTACTCAGCCACTCGCGCGCGGTTTCGTAGACTTCAGCCATCACTATGCCCGTTCATCGCATTCAGCCGCTCGGTCAAGTCCGCAACCTGGCGCTCCAGTTCCCTGATGCGCTTGTCGCGTGAATTGACTGCCTTCGAAAGCTTGTCTACCTGCGTCTGCAAATCGGCATTTTCCTGTTGTAAATTCACAATAAGTGCTTCCCTATCTGATAACGCAGAACGCAAGCCCGAAACTTGCGCCTCTAATAAATCCACCTTCGCGGTTAACTTGTCCGTCTGCTCATTCAGCGCGTTGATGCGCGTTTCGTAAGCATTTGACAACGTAGCAACGACATCAGCGGCAACCTTCTTCCGGTTGGCAAGCGCATTGACAATAACAGCCCCAAGCCCGCCCCCGCCGAGTACCGCGACAATTATCTGAACCCATTCGGGGCTCATCCAACAGCCTCGTCTTCGCGAGTCACGTCCTCGACAAAGTAGGTTGCCGCGCCCTTTACAGCAGCGTCTTCAACAGCGATGCCTATAATCAGCGCAACAATAACCGGCTGCCATGCGCCAATTACCCAAATGATCTGCTCCGCGATTTCCGGCACAACGTAAGCCGTCACGAAGTAGGTTATTGTTGAAATAACCACGTCCAAAATCATCAACCAAAACTTCCGACTTCTCAATAATGCTTCCATTCCTTATCCTCCGTGCTGATTTCTATTTTCATATAAGTGAGTTTTTGTCCTGCAACCGCGCAACGGCTCCGCGAAGTCAGGCACCAATTCTTCTTCATCGTCCAGCCAAAATTCATCGTGTCTGCGCTCGTAATCAATATCCCTCTGAATGTCGCTTATCTGCCAGCGCAACCATTCAGGCCACCTGCGCGGATCTCTCCCGTATATCTCAAGGCATTCACCGCACAACTGGCGATTCAGGTTGATTTGATTTCCGCATACACAATACCTTTGGCACATAAATTTCTTCTTCCATAAAGTTAGTGGCATTACTCAAGCCTTTTGTGTATTTTTGACAGAATTCGGCTTATTTGGCTGTGATCCAGCCCCACTTTTGCCCCAATCTCTTCCTGCGTGAGCCCGCTTGCGTACAAGGCCACAATCCGCCTGTCACGCGCCTTTAGCCCTTCTAACGTCCGCTCGAAGTCAATCTTGCGCTCAACACTCTCCAAGCTTTCGCTGTCAAATAAGTCATTTATTTCCATTCTCGCCTCCTAAGCGATGAACCAAAAAGCCCGAACCTACGCTCTGTGCGTAAATTCGGGCTGCAATCCGATTAGGCTATTCAGCTGTTAGAAACTAAGCTTTACTTGTCATCTACTTCCGGCGTTTCCGTCAATGGCATCCAGTGGGTAACGAAACAGTCATTCAATAAGTCGGCTTGAAAACACCAAATTTTGCCATATTCGCGCGGACTGTCCCGCCAAGCAATCGCATAGCGATTCTCCCTGGCGTTACACACCTGAACATAATCATACGGAGTTTTATATTCCGGCAATCTATCTTTTACGCTAATCCACTCGCGAACTCCCACCACCTCCGGCGGATTAGGCACTAACCGCGCCTTGACACCCACAATATATCCGTCTGGAGTGTATTCGGTAGTTTCATCAAAAAACTCCCAGTGAAGTTGATTGATAGAAAGTCCTGTCTCACGGGTAACGTCAAGCGCAGATTCTATAACCGCATCCATTAGTCGCTGAAAACATTTTTCATTCAGTAATAACTCAAAAGTTATCTCACTCATTCCACCACCTCCGTCCTCTGATCATACCGCTCGATTATCCGCTCCAGGAGGCGGTCGGTCACGCTGTAATGGAACCCGTGCCCGCACTCGCAGATGCCGTCAATCTTGCGAACGTAACCGCAGGCAAGCCAAATCAGGCCGTCATCATTGGCAGTATACAGATACCTGCCACAATTCTCGCATAGAATTGTTTTCATTTGGGCTCCCGTGTATCAATCCCGATCCAGTCAATAATCGGCATGTTCAAGACTACGTATTCATAATGGACACTAATCGCCACTACGTTCATGACTTCCATCAGAAGCAACCATAGCCGCATATCAACAATGTCTACTCCCATGTCTTGCGCAACATATTCGACCTTTACTGCGCCGGACTTGTCTATGCGCGCGATGCAGCCGATAATCTGCCTAAAAATTGTCATCACGTCGCTTATGTTCATTCTGCCTCCACCCTTGCCTTGCGCTCGCCCAAGCCTTGCTTTGCCATCCAGAAGTAAGATTTACCCTCTTTCGCCCAAGCATGCAGCCGGTCGCGATTGGCTTCGACCAATTGTTGATTAGTCATTATTCGTCACCGTCCTCACTCCAATATTCTTTTTTATGAAGCCAGTAATCGACTCTATCTGCCAGATTAAGTCTGTTCTTGCCTTTACACGCGGGACAATGTGGATTCAGTTCTCCGCTCCAAAAGCAAAGAGGGCACGCCTTCAGCATCCCGACTGCGAACTTATTGTCATGCCAGCGGTAAAATAAATGCCAAAGCACCCTCTCCTTGAAAGACAGTTTTTCCGGATGATCAAGATGTATCATTCCTCACCTCCATTAGCTTTGCCAACAAGATAGATATGCCGCTCTAAGCAATCAATACATAAGTCGCCAGTACAAGGTGTGCTGCAATAGCCACAACTGCCATATCCATCTGGAAGATACCCGCCATTAAAACCACTCTTGGCTCTTTCAAGCCAATAGAGTTCTGACCTCTCATCACTTGTCAATCTCGACCACCATTCCTTGTTACGCTTCATTCCTTACTCTCCTTCGGCAGTGTAGTCGCTTCTACCAACGCGTTTCTCAGTCCAACAGTGTCCTCGTCAGACATACTGATTTCGCAAAGCAGATATTCTTTTCCTCGAATTGCAGACCATAGCCGTTCCAAATAAGCCTGGACTTTGCTGTGCTGTTTTGAGTAAAAAGAGTTCTCATAAATCGTCATCCATGCGCCTTCATCGTTTGTCCATTTCTCAAATTTGACTAAATGACAACCGCAAACACAGCTTACAATTTTCTCAATCTTGTGGTTCATTCCTCACGCTCCTCATACCCCGATTTCACACTACGCCTTTCGTTGTCCTTGTATAATTGCTTCTTTTCATCAGACCATAACTCAATTGGCTGTGGGAATTGTTTCAACATAATATTTTCCGCCTCCAGCTCGGAGATGCGGGCGTTTAGCGCGTCAATCTCCTTAAACAGCTTGATTAAGCCTCCGCGATGCAACTCCATGTCAGCCCCTATTCTCTGCGCAGCATCTAAGGCTATACGCACAATTTCTATATATGACATATAGACAGACTTACTTTCTTTGCTCATTCCTCACGCTCCTTAGCTTCCTTGAGCAGTCTCTTCATTTTATCGTAAGTTTCTAGAGCACTTACCCTGTTTCTCTCAGTTTCTAATAAGCTTTCCAATTCACCCCAATGCTCCACAAGGATAGCCCACTCTTTGCTTACAGCCGCCATCTCGTTGAGCCTTGCCCGATATTCTGGAACAGCTTGAAGCAATAAACAACATCGGAGAAAATCAGAGGGGTCGTAAGGATGGCAGAAATACTGGGCAACGTTAATCCCCTCCATGACAGATAATATGGTTTCTGACGATATCCCTCGGTCTCCATGCTTTAGCCAGTCGTTTGCCTTTTGATTTATCATTCCTCACGCTCCTTCAGCAACACTGGCAATGGCTGCTTGTACATCCAATGGGTAACATCAGAACTTACCCAGCTGGAGTTCCCAATAAACCCGAACATTTTTTTGCCTCTTACCTCGACCGACATTGCAATTTCGTACAAATCGTTCAAGTGGCTATCTGTATCATTCATGTCAATAACATCTACTACTTTTCCCACCTCTGGCAGCCTCTCGCTCACTGGTATCCAGCGTCGCTCTTCCTCCAGCTCGGCAATGCGGGATTTTAGGGCATCCTCAATGGGACGTTTTTGCCACGACTCGTAAGGCATTTTGAAGTGTCTGGCATCGCATGGCATCAGATAGCATTGCACATGTCGACCATTTGTTTCTGGCATTTCGCCACAAAACGGACACGGACGTAATTTGTTCTCGCTCATCTCATCCTCCTAAAATGGTACTTCGTCATTCGCGGCAGGATCATCATTCTTGCCACTCAGGAACTTCACCGCGCTCGCAGTCACTTCGAAACTCGCGCCCCAAGTCCCGTCCTTGCGCTGGAACGCGGTCGGGTTGCCGTCCGAGCCTGGCTTCAGCGTGCCTTCGACCAGTACCTTGCTCCCTTTGTGCAGGTATTGATTGCACGACTCCGCTTGCTTACCCCACACGCTCACCCTGAACCAGGTGATCTCGTCTTTGTAACCCGACGTCGCAACTGAAAAACTTGTGACTGGATTGCCGTCGGTCAAATAGCGCATTTCTGGATTCCTGCCTAAATTGCCTACTAAGAATATTTTTGCGTACATGTTTGCTCCTGTGTTTGATTGATTGATTTCGGCTGTTCATCCCCTACGATTGTCTTTTTGAAGTAGAGGTTTCCTGCAGTGTGGTAGATGACAACCCCTTCGGGATTCATAAAGCCTGGGGCGGCAAAACTGCCATTTATTCTTAAATGTTCGAGTATAGTTTCAATTCTGGTCGTGTCAAATATGCCAGTATACAAAACTGGTACAACATGGCAACAAGCAGGGCGCACACTATCGTCAGACCAACGGGAAGTGTTGAACAAGCTGAACCGCTTTTCTTTCAAACCGTATCCGCGTTGAATGCCTTGCCCCCACCATTCGCCATAGTGAAAGCCAGAGCCCAATTGCATCAGCTCGTCTTTATGCTCATAAGCCCACCGAGCAAAACCAGCATTGTCTTTCTCTGGTGTAATCCACTGGTTACGAGAGCCAACTTGAAATTCACCATCCTCACCAATGGCGATCAAACCGTTGGTGCCGTCAATTTTTTCCGTGACAACAATTTCACGGGACAACCTTGCAATTTTGCCAAACTTTCTAAATTCCATCACTTTTCACCTTTCAGTATGCTCTCAGTAAATTCTAATCCTACCCCTGATTTTACCATCTTTGTGTCAAATTGTAATAGCCGCCAGCCATATTTTTCCGCCAGATTTCCCTTCTCATAATCGCGGTTTATCCCCACGCCTCGCCCGTGAGCCCCGCCATTGAACGTGCCGCCATTGATCTCAACCAACAGCCGCTCTTTTTTCCAAGCGAAGTCGAACCGGAACTTCCGCCCTGGTATCGCCACGAACTCGCGCACATAGCCGGTCAAGCCCGCAGAGTCGAGTTGGAATGCAAAGAGGTCTTCTAAAGCGGAGGTCATTGTTGCTCCCATATTTTTGGCTGCATTTGCGCCTCTTTTATCCTGTGTTCCGCAATGGCATAGTAATCGGGGTTTGTCTCAATCCCTACAAAATTTCGATTGTGCGTTGCGCACCAATAGCCAGTTGTTCCAACTCCCATAAAAAAATCCATAACAGTTTCGTTTTCATTCGTGAACGCGTCAATCACACGCCCTGTAATATCTAAACTTGTTTGTCCAGGATGATCAAATTTCTTTTCTCGATAGTAATATCCCATGCCCGGAACTTGTACATTCCACCAGCAATCTTTTGTTCTCTTTACTGGTTTGTTCGGGACTAAAAGCGAAACATATTGGTGGACAAAGTTGCTTCTAATTGCGCCCTCTGGCGACCATGCGCAAACAATCTGGTGGTGTTTTGGCAGTTGATTCCAAAACCATAACAAGTGAATTTTTGGCGGATAAATAGCAACGAGTCTGCTAATTCGTTTAGCCTCATTCAGCCATTCAACACACCATTCAAAATATTGGTCCTGCGGCAAATCGTCTTTATAAACGCCATAATCCTTTCCGACGTTATACGGTGGATCAACGAAAATCAAGTCCACGATCTTATCGGGCATAGAGCGCATAACTTCCAGACAGTCGCCTAAGATCAATTCAACGCTGGCCATTATCTATTTCCTTTCGCTCCACAAAGTTCTTGCAAGTTTCGTGCTGAAACGTCATGACTTTTCGGCGCGTGAACTTGCCACAGCGACCTAATCCGTCTTCATCCCAGCGATTCCATCGTCTACAATTCCGGCATATCTCGCGTCTTGCTTTTTCAGCCCGTACCGATTGTTGGCTCATTTCATCTCCTTTTTTTGATTTCGGTAACACTCGCGGAAGTACTCGTAGCTGCTCATGAGTACACCTTCTGGATTTTGCGCTCGCTGAACCAACTGTCCAGCACTTTCTTCAAGTAGCCAACGTTCGGACGGTTTGTGTGCATTGCCATGTGATCTATTGCATCGTGAATGTCTGGCAGGTTGAATACCGCCGCAAGTTGTTTGATGGCTTGCTCATCGCCGTTCTTAATTTGCGCCCCTGTTTTTTGAATGTGATCAGTAATAGACAAAATCTTTTGAGATTGTGAGGACGTAACAGTACCGCCTTCAGGCGACTCACGCTTCCTCTCGTCCTTACTCTCACTCTTAATCGTACTCTTAATCGTACTCTCCTCTCCTCTCCTCTCGTTGCCGAGTAACCCACTTACTTGGTCTGTAAGTAGTTGACTATGTAGTGCACTGTGTAGGTCGATAAATCCGCCCTGTGTATCCCAATTGGCAGTGACTATCTTATTACCCTGCGCATGGTATTTCTCGCGGTCTATCCAGTTGTCTGGTGCCGGATAGTTTGAGGCTGATGCCCACGACGGCGACTGATGTTTCCACCAATTGACTATCTGGATCAAGCATTTGTCATCCTTTTGATATCTTTTTATCATTTTGTTTTGTTCCAAAGTGTTTAACGCGCTCTTGATCTCTGCTGACGTCTTGTTATCCATTGGGAAAATCTGGGATTTTATAAGCATTGCGTTGTCTTGAAGTCGTCCTTGATCGTCTGCGGACATGACAATCAGCCCAATCCAAACCAGCCTGGTTAAGTCATCAAGTTCCATAAACACGTCATCGGAAAACAGGTCTGAACTTATCATGCGCCTATTTGCCATAATGCCTCTCAAAATAGAACTTCACGCTAACCCCATACTTGTCCTCTAAGCGCAACCTGTATTCCTCGAGTGAGGAAGTGGATTTTCTCGCGTTGCAATTCTGGCAACAGACAACCATATTTTCGATGACGTTTGCACCACCTCTGCTTACTGGAATAACATGATCAATCTCGCGCCAAACATCTTTGCCAAACTGGCGCCCGCAATACCAGCAACGACCGTCATTGTTTTCGTAAAGCTTTCGCCTGACGAGCTTTGATATTTTTTTTCTGTTAGGATGTGCTTTAGCCATTGTCAGCTCTCACTTTTTATGAATCTTTCATTCCAAGCGCGTTCAATTGCCTTCTGCACGGCTTTGGATTTGTTGCCATCATAATCCTGCGAGAGCTGATAGACCTGTGCAATGTTTTCGGGCTTCAGGCTGAACGCGGCTACAATGGCGGTGTTGCCTTTTTTATTTTTTTTCATTACTCAACTCCTTTCATGCCGTTATTATAAAACATTAATAAGCGAAGGTCAAGGGTCAAATTTTATCGCTGGTCTACCAAGCCGGCCAGCAGGCTCGCGGAGAAAAGGAGAGTAAACTCCGCGCGGGTTGTTATTCATAACTGTGATTCCTTGCCCAGTCAATTACCTCTTCTTCTTCTGGCAATGCATCACCTGGCATATCAGGAACATTAGACCATGCGCCACCAAATCTGGTTTCTTTTAAGTCAACATAATAATCAGCCCAACAGCCTGGTTGGAATTGGTTGCCAGCAAAGTCATAAACGCAAATGCAATTTTCATCATTATGGATTGGTTTCCCAAATCTCGGATCATTAGAGTTCATGCTTTCCTCACACTCTTGGGTTTGACGGTCTGGATCACTAACAATTTGTAGTCGGGGCAAGTTTCTGCCTCATTCCCAGTAATGCGCTTTTTATGCAGATCGCAGGTATAGCGGATTGGAAACTTGCCCGTATCCATGTCGAAGTAATTACAGTATGAACAATATTTCTTAGCAGCCATTGCTATATCTCCAACCTTTCCTGTCCGAGGTCTTCCATAAATTGGCGGGCGACCATCGTCAATTCTAATTTTGCGTCTTTATCCAGGATGTACGAACCAGAACCGTCTGGATTCTTTATCGGCTTCATCCAGTCCAGTAAAGCGGTTATCATCTTAGGGTCGATATTTGAGAAGCTTTTCTGCCCAGTCAGACATTCCTGCGCCTGGTGACGTTCATCGTCACGACCTGCGAAGTGTTCCAGAAGTAAAACGCGTACAAGGTTGGTTTGCTTATCAGTTGCCGGTTTTGCCTTCGCGACTTTGAGTCGCAACGCCTCTTTCAGCACATCTGGCGGCATTGGGCGCGCCCATTTGTTTTTGATGGCTTTTTGTGCTTCGACAATCTCATTGACATCATCCTCAAACAACTCTGCCTTTGATTCAGGCCCTACTTCAGTTTTCGATGTCTCTTGCTTGGGATTGCGCCCTTTTTTCGGCAACGCCCAATTGGGCAGCTTAGGGGTTTCTTTTAGCACAACTGACCTGCCCCTGGTTTCAACCGGAACCCAAATGTTTGGCAGATCGTACAAATATCTTCCAACACCCCACTTCACTGCAGCCCGCTTGAACGCGTCTGATATACCGCCTTTGATTGCTTCGATGTCACTTGTATCAGCCCCGTCTGTTTTTGCAACCCACTCACCCCCTATCCTGAGAGAGAGGGTACAAATAAAACCCACTGTTCCGTTCTTATCTTGAATCGGAACATAAGTGTCAGTCCAGTTTTCCGATCCAACGACTTCGTCAAGCCTGTCCATTACTGGTCTTGCCTGAATATAAGCTAAGGCGATGCCTTTTGTTTTCTCGCTATTAGTTGCTCCCACCCGCCAATCAATTGCTTCGGGTGAAAACGGTTCGCTTAATAATGCTAATAACTCGTTCATGCTAATACTTCCTTTCTGATTGATTCCTGCCATTTATCCCAAATACGATTCCGGACCTTCGTGAGCTGCTTGATCTCATCGTCCAGTTCTTCCAACTCCGCCCAGGGTAGTGGTTCAACGTCCGTTAGCCTGATGTAACGCTCTTCAAGTTTATCGATCTTGCTCTCCACTTCCTGCAGATCGAATGGCTTGCCGTGAGACGAAGGCTCCGGCCATGAAAACCGGTCTTCCATGTGTGTTGAAATATGATCCAATACCGCGTTCATTTTGCACCATCCTTCAAATCACTATTGAAAACGCAGAAGGCGGCTTGTTCATTGAGGCAAGCCCTCATCAAAAAGTCTGCAGTCCCCTCGTTCTTGAAATCGTATATGCGGTTTGTTCCGCTGCTGAATCTTACGGCTATCATCGTTGCGCTCCTCTTTTGCATTGCTTCAACGTGTCGGAGATTGATCACTTCATCAAAAGGCTCAATCATTTTCTGCTCCTTTCCTGCCACTTCTCATAGATCGCCGATGCCAGTACTCCGATCAGCATTAAGACGCATATTATGCCAAACGTAATCGAGCTGTCGATAAACGTTGCCATTTTTACTCCCTTCTACAAACAATTTTCGCGGTCGCTGATGGACGGGTAGTCTTCATTCGCCACTCCCATCGCCTCAAACCACGCGTCGCTAATGAGCCTTCGGATTGTCGCTGATCGCGTCTCTTCTGGCTTCCGGATGAAATCGAGCTCACTTGCCTGCAACTCGGTCATCCTGACTTGTACGGTTACTGATTTGGTTTTCGTCATTCATTGCTCCTTTACTAATTTGTTGCACAATTTAGCGGCGCTCTTCCCGCCTGGCTGCCCAATAAGCTTTTGCCCTTGCAAAATCTGACAATTCATCAAGAGTTTGCCGGGCTTTGAGTACCAAACCCACATACTCGTCTTCGGTCTGAGCGTCGATCAAATCGTAAAGACTGCCTCTTATTTCCTTGCTCAGCAAATTTGCTTCGAGGCTAATCGTGCTGTGGCGTTCTGCTTCGGTCATTACTTCGCTGGTGTTTTCTGTCTGGTTTTTCATTTTCATTTCTCCTTTTGTGTTTTATCTTGACATCATTATATAACATTGTAATACAAAAGTCAAGGAAAAAACAGACCAATTTCCAAAACTGGTGGAAACTCGTTTTATCCAGGGGTGCGCAGATTACCGCCCGCCATTCCTTCCGCATGATAAATTATACCTGATCGAATGTAAATACGATGCCACCGGCGGGGCGGGCAGTAATCGACTTACCAAATAGGGTTTGGATCGTCTAAAACCCAATCCTCACCGAATCTCATTTTGTGTGCGTCAACGTAACGATCGAAAAACACTTGATTGGTACACGGAGCAAAAGTGTCGTGCACTTGTTCGCGCAACGCCTCGTCCATTAAATTGACTGCTGCCTTAAAATCTAAGCACTTACCATAACGATTCACAACATAACCCAATACTGCATTTTTTGTTTCCATTTCACCGCTCCTTTGTTTTCCTTGCTAATAATCCGAATATTCATCTTCCATGTCGGCAACAAATTTTGCGTGTGCAATATCTTCTGCGCTCGGTGATGTATTAATTGACGCCCATCGCCTGGCGGTTTCGGCTTCATCTTGGATTGAGCGTAATTCGTGCCAAAACGCGATTACTTGTTCCCGTACATCTCCGATAACAGGTTCTGCGCCGCATCCGTTGTCATCAAGCCAGTACATTTGGTAGATTGCCTTACCGGTAGCCTTGTGGATTAGGGTACCATCATATGTTGACTGGCAATAAAATGTGTCGTTTTCCGCTTCAGTGTAATATTTGTTTGTTTTCATTCCGTTGCTCCTTTTCTTTGTTGACTATAGTATATAACATTGTAATACAAAAGTCAAGTGTTTTGGGACTGTTAACCTGGATTTAACAATCAGATAATTCTGCTTAACACAAAAGCGCCTACCGGTTTGGTAGACGCTTTGTTTGCCCTTATTCCCGCTAATATTAAGGGGCAGTCTCGGTCTTACAGCCACTCATTGATGCGGTTTGCGGTAGTTCGCTTGTGCACCCCGTTAGCCTATCTCCCGATCCTACAACGGGCGGCGAGACGTATGTAGTGAATCTCCAATGGAGCTGGTGGTATTCGAAACCACGTTCAGTTGTTGCATATTATACAACAACTCGATCCCTGTCAGCCCCGTGTTATTTAGTCGATCAACTTCGAATCGTCGACCAACTTTTTCAAAACTTCCATGACGAACTCTTTTGACATGTGTTCTGAGTCGATATAACAATTGCCGTCATCGGCTCTTTTGATTTGTAGTTCGCCATATCCGTCTGAAGCGACCCAACTTAATTTAATTCCCATGCCGTCTGTATTGGCAAATACGCCTTCAAAATCCACTTGATGAATCATTCTAACCTCATATTCATTATAACCGCAATTCCACCTTTTTGCAATTCTGATCGCATTTTAGAGTTTGGCTCAATTTTACTTCAGAGTTTGGCATTTGTCAATCCGTTGACATAACTTGTGCAAATTCTGCCTAAGTTCAATCTGTTGACAAAACTCAAACGACTTTTGTCTGTTCACCGCAAAAAGCCCGACGACTTTTCGATCACACTATCCCATCTTTTCATGGATTGTATGCCAGAAAAGCAGGGATTACCCCAAATGTTATGTGCACAAAACCCCAAATGTCATGTGCAAAAAACCCCAAATATTGCCCATGAGACAGTTCTTATGCGCACGTTTTGCCATTTTTAATACATGATAAGGCTCTCGTGTATCAATTATTGCCATTTCTGATACACAATCCAGTTTATCTATCACGGCTGGTATGCCAAGACTGATTAATAGAGTTGACCCACCACTCCCCTAAATCCTCAAATAGCTCCCGATGGTCAAAAGCATGATGCGTATAAATGGGCGTGCCATTCACCACTTCTACTGTTGGCTCGCATGGACAGAACTTGCTTAATAAATGTGGGCGTTTATCGTTGTCTGGATAAACATGGATTGGAGTGTCATAAATCATTGTCACGTCTTTTCTGGCTTATATTTGTCTACATTATACCACCCATCGCCCTTGTAATGCACGGCGGGTGCTTCATAGACGCGCATCATCTCTACATTACACTTTTCGCACTTAGGCTCAACTATGTCGCCTAAAAGGTAGCTGTGGGCGATCTCTTTTCTCGCGCCGCACAATGCGCATTGATATGCATAAGTGGGCATCAGTTCGCCTTCCTCATATTATATTGATTATATTGATACTTGATATACTTGACAATCCACTTGCACCAATACCAAGCCGCTTTTGGCAGGTTGCCCCAGATGTTCCGCTTAGCAAAAGATATTTCAATTGTTTCTCCGTCCACCCTCTCTCTTTGGCAGAGGTTGTATTCAGCAAATGGTCTACGAGTTGCCGGAATATAGGGAACGGAAATGTAATGACTATTGCCATCGTTCATTTCTACGTTTATATGAGTTATGTCCTTATCCTCAATATAAATATTGACAGGGAAATCATTCACGGATTTTTTGTTAAGCGTGGATTTATCAAAACGAACCACCACCATTTTTGCGTCCTTTGTCGTGACAAAATGGTTATATGAGTATTTTCCGGTTTTGTGTTCAATTGTGTAAAGTTCCCCATAACACCTTTCACTCACACCGATTATGTTAAACTGCACATTATCGTCTATAGTAAGTTCAACGGCGTCACAGTTTTCAAAACATAATGCTACGCTTTTGATTTCGTTGCTCATAAATCAGGCCTTCCTGTAAGCGGTGGCAATTTTGCCTTCAGGCGTGCGGACTTTGCGGGACGCAAGTTCGCCAGCCGCCAACTTTGCCTTCAATACGGACGCTGCCTTACTCCAGCTGACGCCGGTGTAATCTGCGACACCCTGGGCGGTCACTTCGTCCGGCTCAAGTTCCGGCAACGAAAGTTCACGCGCAAGTTCTTCAAGTAGTTCAAATTCCGTCATTAAATTACCACAACTTTCCGTCCATCAGGCTGACCTTTATAACGCGCCTTACTCAGATCAAGCTTTCCATTGTTCAGCAGGATCCCCCCAATATCGCTTCGCCTGGTATTGCCGGCCACCCTGTTTGCAAACGTGGTTTTCAGTTGCCAGGCAGGGCATTGAATCAAGCGCGTGTTTTCAAACTTCAAGCCTGAATCGTCAAGCGTATGGAAATGACCCCTGAAAATATAGTTAGGCAGCGGAATTCCAGATTGAGCATAATCAATCATAATTTCACTTGCCAAATTCGCTGCACCTGAAGTCCAGGGTCGCGTTCCAATCCTGCCATGATGCGCCAGATCTACCAGTACGCCGTCCAGGTTGATCGTCATTTGTTGCTCGATGTAATCCGCTTTTAGTTCTTTATAGAGCGCGCTTTCGATTGCGTGATCCGTGCCAGCGTGAGCCGCCGTGCCAAGTATACCAATGAATGTATCTGCTATCTCACGGTAGGGCATTAGCAGTGTTTTTGCCATCTCGACTTGATCTCCGGTTTCCTGAACCAGCTGCGTTGAGCCATGATGCACGTTATCAATCACATCTCCCAAATGAGCCACGATTATGCGGTGTTTGCGGGCTTTGCTTTTGACGTAATCGAAGAAGTCGATCCAGTTCGCATAAAGCCAACGTTGCAAGAGATTAGCATCCTGGTTTGTCGACTCGTTTTTAGACCGGCTATGAACGGTATAGCGCAGCGGTGAAACAGCCGTGCTGCTGCCGATATGGGTATCAGACAGAACAACGAGCACAGTTCCGCTCATGAGACCGCCCTGGTTACATCCGCCGTCACACTGGCCTTGCCGGATGTGAGCGTACTAACATCCCCCACTTCAATAAGTTGAACATCATAAGCGTAAGTGCCAGTTGGAAGGTCATCCGTGCATGAAGCCGCCAGTGTGATCGTAATGTCACCAGTCGCAGCGTCTGTAATCGCAATCGAGCCGTCATCCGCGTTTGATGCGGTTGCGCCGTTCAAAGTCAGCAGCCCGTCCTCCAATCCGCTCGCGTTCAATCGGATGCGGATAAGCGCGGCGGTGTCAGCGTCCGATTTGTCTGCTTTGACTGTAAAGTCCAGGCTAACATAACTTGCCAGCGAGCCTAAGTCTGATATGCTGCACTCGAATGTATCACCCCTGAGAATAGTGATTGTTGTGCCATTGACTACGGTTACGAAGTTAACTGCGCTAATATCGAGAGCGTCCGTTTTCGCTTTGATTAAATCAATCGCCGCCTGAATGGTTACAAGGCTTTCATCTGTCCAGCCCTCACCACCCATGATTGAGTAAAGCAGTTCGACCACCTGCGTGAAGTCTGCATCATACTCGTTGGCAAGTGCTACGCCGTCATCCAGTATTTCCGTGCCAGCCCTGTCAATCACCCACATTGCAGGAATGTCCTGCGCGTCCACGCCTTCGGTTGCTGTGTGAAAAACGCCAATATATTCAGCAGCGGCGTCAACCGATGCGCTTGCCAAGAGATAGCGATACAAGCCTGCGCCAATCTCGGTGCAAGCACCATCGTCTACCACAAGCGTGGCAGTACCATCGCGCAGGACTTCATACACGTCAATCGTGACAGTCAAACCTGTTTTGTTTACGCCACCTTCCGTGTAATGAGCATAGTAGATGACAGAGTTTCCTTGATTTTCGTGCATGAAGCACCTCCGTGTTGATTAGTCGCGCATCCGAGCGAGAGCCTTGCCATGCGATTGATTGTCCGCTTCCAAGAGCGTTTTGATTGCGCCGAGAGAGTTAATCGCGGCGGTCATTTGGGCTGTGGTGATGTCATGGATTGACTCGCCCACATCATTGACCCGCTCCAGTTCCGAGCGGTAGAATCCTGCCCCGCCAAGATAGTCGATGGTCTGCGCTGCCCCTTGCGCGTCCTCAAGAGCAGATAGCACCTGATTGATTTTGTTCCTGAAATTACGAACTTGATTGATTGGTTGTGCCATATTTATTCCTCCGATATTAGTTGATTGATTAAAGTGCGTTCATTGCGGTAGTTAGACCTGCAATATAATCATCTATTGATACGCTGTAAAAGGCTGCCGCCTGAACTTTGTACGTACCATTGCCCAATGAGCCAGACAGAAAAGAAGCAGCGCCAATAAAAAACTTGGAATCGTAACTTGTGCCTGCTGCTCCAAGTGTTTTTGCTTTAGCCCCATCATAGTAACCACTGCCAGCGTTAGACATTCCGACAACGTGATTGCCTACTGGATTTGCATTCGCGGCGTTTATTGCATTTGAACCCCAGTTTAGATAATAAGTAAGTCCATACTGCGGTCTAAAGCGTAAACCATAATAATTGGAATTCCGAGTACCCAAATATGATTCAGCATCAGGCATATCAGAGTAACGGATGATAAAAGATGTAATAGCGTTTGACGCTATTTCCGTGCTAATCCACTGCGCGTTTGCAGCAACAAAGTCCCAACCATAAGACGCATCCCATGCCGAATGTGAATTTCCACTTATAGCATCATAAGTGCCAGCGTTCGCGAGATTGACCTTACTGGCAGCATAACTCGCCGCCCCCTTTGGTTGATAAGCCGCAATACAATTAGCTGCCGCGATACCGCCAGCAAGCCACCAACCGCCACCAGCCGCTGCCCTCTTGACGCTCCTGCCAAGCGCACCCTGTATGCCGTAGCGTGAGCCTAATGCCGTGATAGGGGTCATGCTTGCCTCCGGTATGCAACAATGCGGAGTATCCAGCGTGCAGGGTCTCCGTATCTTTCGAGGAAACTGGCTCTCATTCCATCAATGGGGTCATTGATGATGTAGTCATTTCCGTTCTTGCCGATAATCAAAACCCAGTGCATGTATCCGTTCCTGGTAACATGCACCATCACGGGTACGCCTTGATCTAACAGCGCATCAATCTCATGCAACGGGGCTGGCACATAGTAACACTCGATGTATTTCAAGTATTCACTGTCAGGGTAAGCAACCTTGACCATCTGCCAATAAATTTTCGCGCCAGTAAACCCGCCCACTTCTTGCATGCGCGCATTGAACTCTGCTGGCGTAACACCAAAGACCATTGCGAAGTCAGTAGCCAAACACCCGTCACTTGCAAGTGTCATCCAGGAAGAATAGCCGAGCAAGATATGCCCCCAGCGCGGGTCTTTCTGCCAAAGCGGAGGGATATCAATAATCATGGAGGGAGGCTCAAAGTCAAGGCGTTCAAGGAACTTGCTCATGACAAAGCCGTTAGTACCCTTATATGAAGTTCTATACCAGTCACCAACGATCTCGTAGACGGGAACTGTAACGCCTACGGGAATGTCACCGATATCAGTTTCCGGTGCAATTCTCGGCTCACTCCGAAAATTAAGATATGGCTTTGCCCAACTATAAACACGCGCATCAAACAGTTTGTCTGGGTCTTCCGGCGGCTCTGGTTCGGGTGGTACTTCATCATCCAGCCCGAAATAGGCAAGCAGCTCTGCCTTCGTGCCATTGAAGCGGTTTGTGTCTACATAATGGCTGACCACGCCAACCGCGCTGCCATTACCACGCTCCCCTGTCTGGTGCATAAACCAAGAATTTACACCTCTCGGCAATGCAGGTGGGCTGTCACGCTCTGGTGTGTAAAGCGGATAGGGTCGGCGTGTAAGGTAATGAGCCAGCCACCAGTCCAAGTTAGGCGGCAATGCGCTCACATCCACAAATTGATTGATCCATGAAGCGCGGCTGTAAATGATAGGATACCTTCCCGTATTAGCAAGGATAAATTCTAAACACTCCAAAAGCGTATTGGTAATGCGCGCCTTTGAATAGCCATGATCCAATTCCATATCCAGCACAAGGCGGTCATGTTCACGGGGCTTTACGATGTCGAGGAAGTGAGCCATCTGTTTTGAAGACCATTCGCCTGGATAGACCACGTGATATGCCAGTCTTGGCTTCTCAATATGCTCCCACGAATAGCGGAACCAGGGGTCGGTGTACCCCCACGAAATACCCGCCCTGACTGCAACGAAGTCACAGGTGGAATTGATCTTATCGAAGTCTGGCTTTTGCGTACCATCCTGAGAAAATTGGTAACGGCTGGTGTCAATTCCAAAGGACAATTCACTCATATCTTTTCACCTTCCAGTTATTGTCTGTCATCATAGCCAGTAACCCCAAATCTGTAAGTAGACATCCATCGTTGCCGATCCGCTCGCATTAATCTGATAATAGACATCCCCGTTAGAATCGCAAGGTACAATTATGTTGTGGTGCGTCCAAGCGTCATTGGCGAGCCCTGCGCAATAAGTATAAACGCCACCATAAGCCGTGTTGTTTGGCGACAAAATAAAATAACAGCCGGTTTGTGACCCTGCGCTTGCTGAATCGCGGACGCTAACACTCGCGATAATTGCTTTCACTCCCGCAGGAACGCCAAACACAGCGCTAAGGTCAATTTTCGTCTTTGCCGTTGTGCTGAATGAGTCCCCATCCCAAGACGTAGAAGTCAGCGGTGTGGTAAGAAATACGGGTTTGCCAAAAACCGTGCTATCCGCTTTATCGCCTACCCGCAGCCGTTCCATCTCACGCTCAAGTCGCGTCAGTCGCTTCAGCATGGATTCGTCAAAGTTACTCATAGCTCGCCTTCCAGTTTTATGTCAATCTGCTCGCCGCCGTCCTGATCCACCTTGACCCTCACGCTCTTGACTCGGCAATCCACATGATAGCCGAATGCCTCAACGCTTAGTATATCACCGAATTGGTAATGGATACCGTACTGCATTCCAGGCGTGTCGTGCAATGTGCCAGTCAATATTTGACGCGGTCTGAACTCCTCTAAAGCCGCATCACCCTCTGCCTCCAAAGCAGCAGTGGTTTCGTTATCGCGGCTGTCTTTGAAATACTCGCGCCGGTTCCACTTGCTTGAACTTATACGCGTTGCATTCGTGCGCGTGACGGTCACTCGATCTGCTTCTTCCCCCTGCCCGCCAACTAATATGGCATTGCGTTCATTTGCGTGGTAAGTGCCAAAAGAGGCTTGACTCAAGTTACCGTACTGCTTACCAACCAAGCGCGGATCACCAGAAGCGCGCCCGTGATCCTGCCCGCGCTGCCCGGTGTAAGTACGAAATTCAAATTCGCCCGCAGCCGTTCGTACCACATCAAAGCCAAGCCAAACGTTATTCTTTTCCTGCGCCACTTCGCAAATGTCCTGTAATGTGCCCAAGACGTTTCTGTAAGCAAACGCTTTCGTGATATTTGCTCCAGCAGCGCCGAGATCGGGCGCGACTGCCAACTTCTGTCTGTCTGCATCCGCAAGACTTCCAAGCTGCTCGCGAACAATTGCTTTCATCATATTATCGGGTATTGCGGTTTTACTCGCTTGCGCACTGGTAGACTTGTCAATTACCACCGCCGTGTCTAACAACCAGTTCGCGTCAAACGCGGTAAGCTGAATATACTCCGCCCCTTTACTGTCAGCCCAAAATTCCCAGTTCTGCAAGAAATAAGCAGTCTCGTTCTGAAACTCCAAAACTCCGCCCTTCTCGCGCCACACCTCAAAGATATCCCCTACGCTAAACAGATCATAAGCCATAAGTTTTCGCGGCATATTGATAACAAGCGCGCCAACATCGTTCTGAGTTTTGACGTATTCCAAGCTCTCAAAGGCCTGAATTACACCCTTTCTCACTCCCTCGTGCGTGTTCCAAACCGCCTCGTATCTCATAGCAGCGCCCCGTCAAGCCCCCAGAACTTCGGCGTCCAAACGATAGACGCTTTTGTCGCCGATGTAGTGTCGTCCATAAACAGCGAGAGATTGTTCGCGCC